CAAATGCAAACCGTAACTAACACTACCTACTATTATTGACCAAAAGATGTAAGCTTCGACAGGAAAGCATAAAGCTGATCCCATTGGAGCGAACTTCCTAAGATCAACCCTTCGACCGTCAGGAAGAAGAGTAGTAGTAGTACGCAGAGCTCCCAAAGCTCTTTCCAGAATAGGTATTCTTGCGAAGACCTGCTGGACAAGCTCTTTGGAAACACAATCCGACGCATCCTTGAGATCAATCGTATCGTACTCACCAGTCTTAGAAGCCTGGAGAGCAAGATCACGGTTAATACTTTGATGTGTAAAATTGATATGACCACGAGTCCTCCTATTGGATTCGAGGTGATCCATCAATTTCCGACCCAAACCTTGCTGAAGCCATTGGTATTCCAATGGTTCACAAGAAATGAGTCGCGGACCACGCGAATCTTTTGGAACTAATACAACTTTAGCGGTGCCTGTTTTCAGACGCTGCAAATTTTTGTACCAGTCTAATCGATCGGCTAGTTCACGACCAGCCCCTACCATGAAATAATCATAGTAGGGATATTGCTGATGAAGAGCATCGTACAATCTGGAAAACTTCCATTTTGCATCTAGCTTTTCACCAGTAGCAACCGCTCCTGGACCATGTCTCGGACTTATATCCTTTGGGTCGAAACCCAAGAATACATCCTCGGTGACATACTGAATTACTTTCATAACGAAAGTAGAAGTATCGTCATCAGGAAGCTCTAAAGCCGCATCAGTAGAAACAAAAGAGGAGATTACATCCCTTTCTTGCTTCTCCGTATACGGAATTTCGAGCTTGTACGAGAAATATAGAACCTGACGTAAATGTGAAACAATACGTGGGTCTACACTGTCCAGAAGAATACCATCGTGGTCAAATACCCTCTTGAAATAGTCCGACAGAAATGCCGGAATATTTCGCTGCTTTACTGAACGTTTCCATTCAGTAGGACAGTGAAAGGGAGAACCACTCAAACCAGCATCTAAAGCCTTGCCTAATTTAGGCATAACTTTAGTGAGGAACGAGATTCCTTCGTTTTCTGCGCGATGTAACAACGTCGCACAGTCACGTTGGAGGTTACTTGACGAGACAATACTCAGCGGATCGCATAGGATCAGTTCCATACAAAGACCGATGTAAACATCGGCTTGGCTTTGTAGAGAATCCATGAGGTTTCTCCTTTCCAAGGAATCCAAGGCTCAGAGAGACCCACTTTACGCTCACATCATGGCAGAGGCGAAACTAACTATGTTTCTCCCCTGTTAATTGCCGTGATGACGGTTGTACCAGCTAATCCGGATTCAGTGAATCCTCCATCACTAATAAGGTCAACAAGATTGCTGACCATACTAGTGATCATAGCGGTAGTAATGACGGATGCCCTAGGAATTGCCATTGTAAAATTTACAACAGCAGTCTTAGGGTTGCCGGCAGAATCAAGCTTAGTCCAGGAAAACTGAACCAGATGTCTGTCAACGGTACTACTATT